GTAACTGGTTCTACTCTAAAAGCCTAGAGACATCTTAAAGGAGTAAAACATGGAATCGTTAGAACAACAAATTGAGGCGAATGTCGAAGCTACAGCGTATGGAGATGAAAGTTCATTGGTGGATGAAGTCATTGCAGAGCAATCTGGAGAACAGGTTGCAAATGTCCCCGAAGAAGCTCCGGCTTTAGTAGATGAAGCAGAGGTTCGTAAGTTTCAGTCAATGTATGACCGCTCACAAGCGGAATTGCAAGACTTGAAAAAGTATGAACCTTTGGTAAATCTTCTGGAGTCGAGACCTGATTTGGTAAAGACATTGCAAGATGGCATATCTAATCCGCAAAGTGCACAGGAATCAGCTCCCGGTATAGGCAAAGACGAGTTCAACCCTTGGGATGCATTTACAGAAGATAATTCTGCTTCCAGCCAGTATGTTAAAAGTAAAATTGAAAACATGGCAAATGAAGTAGTATCTAAGAAAATGGCTAAACAACAGGCTCAGATGCAGACAGAAATGCATTTGAACAATACCGTGAATGAACTAAGAAATAACTATAAAATGTCAGATGATGAGATTAAGGGTTTTCTTGAGTTTACCACACAGCCTAAGGAAGCCGTTGGAATTAATAATCTTGTGAAATTGTATCGTGATGTCAGTGGGGTTGGTCAAACAAATACTGATACCGTAGATGCGGTGAGAGCCGCACAAGAAGCACCTCGTTCAGCTGGAGTGTTACAGGGACAGCCAGTATCTAGTAAGTCAGATGATGACAAGATGTGGGAGTCCATTAAAAATGTAACCGCTGGTTCGAGGTTGCCTTAATTAATTAACAAATAAGTATGGAGGTTTACTATGGCAGTAAATCAAGGGCAGTTAAAAGTAACAGACGTTGCTCAAACTGCATCTAATTCTCATGCTTCAACTCATGGAACTACGCCTGACAATCGTAGATTATATAATTTTAGTGACCGTGTAGCAGACCTTGCTCCCGAAGAATCACCATTTTTTGTATATCTATCGAAAGTTAGTAAAGTTCCTACAGACGACCCTGTTTTTCGATTCTTAGAAGACAGAAGTAAAACCGATTGGACTGATAGAACCTTTCTATTGGCGGCAACTACTGGCACTATTGTGGCTGGTTCGTCATATGGTTTTACAGTTGATTGTGACAATGCCCAAGCTGGTGGTGATAGCTCTGGTGGTGCATCTGCTGACTTTCTTGTAAAAGGAATGGTATTTGCTATTAATACGCAAACAGGTGCAACTAATGCAGATATGTCTCAGGCTATAGTTCGTATTGAGTCTGCCCCTGTTGATGCTGGTACAAGTACCACATTTACAGGTAAGGTTCTTTCACTTGCTAATGGTTCATCAGATGGTGAAAATGTTGCAACTGATAATGATAAATGTATGATTATCGGTACTTCTTTTGATGAGGGTTCAGGTGCTCCTGATGTTTGGAGTGGTCAAGTTGATGATGACTTTGGGTACACCCAAATATTCAAGACGGCGGCAGAAATGTCGAATACTGCGATTGCTACAAAGTATCGAGGTTATGCTGATGAATGGTCTCGTATCTGGAGTTTGAAGCTTAGAGAACATAAGGCGGACATTGAAAGGGCGATGCTTTTTAGTCAGCGCTCTAGGCAAGGTTCTTCTCAATTAACAGACGGTCTGGTAGGTCAAATTATCAGGACTGTAACACCAACCAATGGTGCAAGCAATTTCTCTTATTCAAGAGGAAATAGCTATTTCAAAACAACTACTGGTGCTGAGTTGACATATGATATGTTGCTTGGTGATTTAGAAGTTGTATTTGACCCAGCACGTGGTGGAAGTTCTCAAAAGTTATGCTTGGCAGGTCTTCCTGTTGTGTCTTATTTAAATAAGCTTGGTTCTGCCGGGTTTATTTATAATTCGACTACAGATGGAAGAATGACGGCTAATTTTGATATGGATAATCGAGATGGTGCTTTTGGTCATAAGATAATGGAACTTGAAACAATTCATGGTTCATTAGCTATCATTAAAGAACCAATGTTTAGAGGTTATTCAAGTGGATTAATGGCTATTGCAGATATGAGTCATGTTGCTTACCGCCCACTAGTTGGTAACGGTGTGAATCGTGACACTCATATTATAACTAATGTACAACAAGCTGATGAAGACTTACGTAAGGATATGATTCTTACTGAAGCTGGACTTGAGGTAACTATTCCTGAAAGTCATGCTCTTTATAGCTTTGAAGACATTTAAGGAGGTTATGAATAATGAGAAGTGATAGCTTAAATTCAAGTAGTGGTAAATATGGACAGAATCAAATCAGACGAATTGTTTATGTTCAAGATGATGCTAATACAGTAGAGTTAAGTGCAGATGAAAGTGGTGCACTCGTTCTTTTAAGGGCGTGCGGAGCCGCTAAAGTTGTTAATCTTCCAGATGCTTCATCTAATGATGGCGTTTGGTATGATTTCTATTTGCATGAAACTCTTGATGGTACAATGGACATTGAAGCTAAAGATGGTACAGATTTCTTTTTAGGAACTGTAGCTGACGGAGAATCAGGTTCAGCCGCTGAAGTTGCCTTCAATGGTTCAAGTCATGATGAGTTGAAGATTGCAAGTGGAGCCGCCGCAGGCGAGTTTGAATGCAGACTTGTTTGTGATGGTGATAATTGGTTGATTATGCACGGAGTATCTCAGGATATTAGTGATGTATCAGCTGGTACAGCATCAGGAAACACTTAATCCGAATAAATAAGGATTAGCAGTATTTGGGTACTGTGGGAGCTGTCAAAAAAAGGCGGCTCCCGAAACCCTTAAAAAATTATGAAGAATTGTATGCATTGTGAAACGCCCAACCCTAATGGTTGGTTTTACTGCAAGACCTGCGGTAATAAAACTTCCGAACCGAAGTTTACAACCAATATGTATATGATGAGTGAATTGGGAAAGAGAACTGATGTTGAGTTTTCAGCAACCACTATGGATAAGACAATAGAAAGGGCTAAGAAAGAAAGAGGTCAACAGGGTAGAAAGTTCTGGGAAGGTAAACTAAAAGAATTTAATAAGGGAAGATATGCCTAAAGTTGGTAAAAAGAAATTTAAATATACAAAAGCTGGTAAAAAGAAAGCCAAGGCTTATGCCAAGAAAAAAGGTAAGAAAGTTTCTTACGGTAAGAAAAAATCCCGTAGAAGGAAGAAGAAATAATGGCTACATTAAAAGTAAAGATACAAGAGGACATTGTACTTGACAATCAAGATTACGGCTCTAGGCGTATATTGGAGATATCAAGCATTGATGAGATTTATAAAAGAATTGTTTCTTGTCCAGCAAATGCAGAAACAACTGTTGTGCATTTTAAACAAGTTTCAGGAGCCGCAGGAGGAGCAGTTAAATTTGATGGAGCCCTAGACATACAGGACGTAAGATATATTAGAGTTACTAATTTAGATAGCTCCAATAGTTTAACTTTAAGTTTACAAGCTGAAGTTGGTGAAGATGATTCAGGCGCTGATGTATCGGCTAGTATATTACTAGAAGCCGGAAAAAGCTTCATGATGGGTTCGGGTCATGATGGGATTGGAGTATCTGATGCAAATGCGAATATAGTGACAGATTTGGTTGATTTAGATAGTCTTGTGGTTCAACCGGGGAGTAACGCTATTAGTGTTGAAGTTTTTGTAGCGAGTGTGTAATGGCAACTTTTGAAGCACAGGTAGAAGGATTAACAAGCTTGTCAATAAGTGGGAGCACTGCTCCTACAAATATTGAATTAACTCAATTCCTTACAGATGGCGCTAAAGAAGTTATTAATCAGTTACCCGGACATCTTTTACCATTGTGTGCCGCTTCTCAATCATTTACATCTGGTACGGCGGATACATTGAATACAGGTAAAATATTGAATGTATTTAGAAATGATGGTGATATCAATCAACCTTGTAGAAAGATACCAGCTAAACAAAAAGGAAGAGTATCTGACCCAGAAGAAATGGCTTATGCCACTATTACAGACCCTGTATTTTTTATAGACAATAACTCTTTAGATGTCCTCCCATCTGGTGGTTCTTGTTCGTATTCAGAGGTTCAATACCCGTCAGTTAATTATTCAGATTCTTCTATTGGTTCAACGTCTTTAACAGTTGTTACTGCAACAGCGGCAGACCCAACTGTGTTTACTAAATCAAGTCATGGGTTATCTACTGGAGATGTGGTTGAGTTATCTGGTTTTCAAGATATGACGGAAATTAATGGAATGACTGGAACAGTTACTAAGCTTGATGCAAATACATTTGAAGTTAATGGTATTTCTGCTGACCCTGCTGAAACAAGAGGGGGAACCGTTACTAAGTTGGGTGGTTTTCCAGATGAAGCAGAACATCTTGTTGTATTATATGGCGCTGTTAAGTCATTACAAAATGTATTGGGTAGTCGTTCTATAAATACAGATATTACTACTGCAATAGGTGCAATAAAAACAGCGGTAGACCAAGCGGCTACAGCGGCAGGTAAATTTTTAACAGTAGATAGTGACTCAGTATTTGGAGATGAGTCTACTTTTTTGACAAATGACTCTCAATTAACAAGAGTTAAAGCGGCACTAGATGACGCTGAGGACGTTATTAATGCAGATGAGCCATCTACAACTACAGATGCTTATGGTGCTCAGGCAAACGAAGATATTGAATTAGTAACATCTGCTTTGAATATTGCAAAAACGGAAATAAGTAGAGCTCAAATGCATTTATCTGAATGGACATCTATTGGTGATATGCGGGTTAAGGAAGTTAATGCCGCCTTATCTGAAGCTAGGGGATATGCAGATGAAGTGCAGTCTCGGTTGCAGGTAGATAGCGCACAATATGGATGGTATGAGAAACAACAGGCTAAATTGCAATCCGACTATGAAAAAGGTTTACAAGCATTAGGTTAATAATATGGCTGTGCATAAAATATCAGTAAAACAAGTTTTAAGTAGGGTTCGTCAGGTATTTCCTGATATTCCTGAAAATTATTTAATTAATCTTTTAAATGATGGTTTAGTTGAAGTTGGGATGTATAGTACAAAACCAGTACAAGCTAAAATGAGCACAGTTGCAGACCAGATGTTCTATAATATTAGTGATGAAGCTGAAGATTCCAGTGGGAATAAGCTTGAGGCTAATAAGGTTTTTAGGGTAGATTTAATGGACGATGATGGTGATTATATTCAGATACCTAGGTTATTGGATAAAAATATTTTATTAATGGATGCTGACTCTAGCGAATCGGCATTAACAACACCGGACAGTAAGTAATGGCAAGTAATATATCATATCCAGATAGTTCAGCAGTTTGGTATATCGAAGGTGATAAACTTGCTCTGATTACCAATGTTGATAGTAGTGGTAGTGCAAGAACTACTGCTCGTAAACAATGGAAAGCTATAGCTGAAGCTGTCACAGATGGTGTATTACTTCATTATTATGGTGAACCAAATAAGGTTAGAACCATTAATGATGAAATAGATTTAGATAACAGCTTACATCTTTCATTAGTTGATTACATTAAGTATAGATTATACTTAGATAAAGCTGGTGTATCTCCAGATGCAGGTGTTTCACAATCTTCAATGGTTGTGTCTATGAATCATGAGAAAAAATTCAGAGATGCCGTAGCAAGGTATGGCATGAGGAAACGTAACAAAACAGGGGGCACTAGGGCAATAGTACCTTCAAACTTTAGATAAACTCAGATAGGGAGCATTCTCGCCTCGCAAGCTGGGTAAAAATAATAGGAGAATAAAATGGCAGACTTACAACAATTCAGAAGCCACGAAGCTTTAAACACTACAGCGGCTGGGAACTTTTCAGTTGCAGATGCATCGTCAGGTGGATTAAGCGGTAGTTCTGGCGCATCAATTCAAGCAGGTTCAAGTGCTGACGTAACAAATACAAAGCATATGGACTTAGCATCTACTACACATCAAATTATGATATATGCCGCTGGTGATATATATTTTAATTTTGCAACTTCAGACTTAGATATAGATGCAGACATAGATTTAATTCTTCCCGGTGGGAGTTTAACAAGTCTTGCAGTTCCAGTTGGTATGAAAAGTGCAGGGTCAGATACAATTAGATTTAATTTTAATTCAACGTCAACAACTGCTCATGTAGTTAGAATAGTAGAGGTCTAAGATGATTGGTAAATTAATAGGCTCCGCTGGATTTCTAAGCTCTGGCGGTACAATAGGTGGCGACCTGACCATTTCAGGTGATTTAACTGTAAGTGGTGATGGAGGATTTTCATATTCAGAAGTATTAACTGGTGATATGAAGATTACCAATGCTGACACAACTGTTGGTCTTGAAATAGAACAAGATGGTGCTGGAACTGCTCTTTTAATTGACCAAAATGTTACTAACCAAGTATCTGTTGAAATTAATACAGAAGCAACAAATGCAGATGGTATATATTTTAATACCCCACAACAAACAAGCGGTAATATAATACACATAAAAGATGCCAATACTTTAACAACTGGTTCGGCTCTTACAGTAGACTCTGGTGGTACTGCTTTGGCAAGTACAGCTACAGGCGGTTTAGTAGAAATACTACATACTGGCGATTCAGATGCTAATGTAAATAATCTATTATATATTGTAAATGACGATGCTGGTTCTACTGGGACAACTGTATTAAAACTTCAGCAAGATAGTACAGCTCCAGCCTTAGTTGCTATGGGCAATGTGGGAATTGGAACTGCGGCTCCCGATACTTTATTGCATTTGTATTCCACATCCGCAAGTAAACCAATATTAAAGATTGAGAATGAGCAAGGTGGTTCTAATCCTGTTTCAATCCAATTACTTCGTAATACAAGTTCTCCAGCAGATGATGATTTTATTGGACAAATAGATTTTAGAA